CTCCCTGTATCTTCACTTCCAGAGAGGTAGGAATGTCCGAGGTTCGTTAGTTGGCAACCCAGAGAGAATTCTCGGAGTAGCTCTTTACCAGATCGTATGACTTCTTCAGAGAGGTCAATTGGTTCGCTGGTGGAATCTTCTTAGCGGTATGCGTGACGCAATTATACCAGTCGAGCATACTGCCTTGGAAGTTCCATTCGTCCCAACGCTCTTTCTCTACTCCCGGGATTGCTCCCTTCTCATGGGCATCGTGCCAACCCTTGTCAACTTCTCCCAGAAGTCGCCATGGAATGATTCCTTCACGACCCAGTTTGACGAGCATCTCATCATGATGACGACCAGTGTTAACCGGAATCTTTGCCATCTTGTTGAGCTCAACCTGAGCCTTGGAGATCTCATGAGTGAGACCAGCAAAACCTTCCCGCAACCAATCTCTGAGGTAGAGACCTTTGGTGTGCTTACGCTTCAGCGTGTAGTCGCTGACGACCATGCCATTCTCACAAAGAGCGACACGACCACCAAAGCATAACGTCAGGGCTTTTCGAGAATCGTTGGAGTGAATGAATCCAACAGAGAATGAGGTGTGCTGTGGAAGTCCCATCTGCACACTACCGTCGTTTCCAATTGACGTAGACGTTAATGCCAACTCGAAACCACCGATGATGGCAGCACCATTAGGGCTGACAGCGTAGGTCTCGTTCTTGGTGTTGAAGGAATATCGATCCCTCAGGACGGTCTTCATGGTGTTTACGAGTTCACCATGTTGGACTCCCTGCCATCGCTCAGTGCGTTCTCCACGAGCAGTCACGGGAACACTTTTCAAATCTTCTAAAGTCATGTGGCTATAACCACCAGTCATTAGATTTAACATCGCTACTCTCCTTCTGGCTTAAGCCATATAGTCACTTCGTTTAAAACAGCCAGCACCTTGTCTAGCCAAGTCATCAGCCTTCTCCCATTCGTCATGCCAATCCCAAGGTTCGTACAGGATTTGGAAGACGGTCTCCATGGATACACATGCTTCATGCACCATGTAGAAAATAAGTGTGTGAAGGTTTTCGTGGGACTCGTACCAAGAACGCTCCCTAGCTATCTTCAGTCTTAGTTCTTTCTCACTAAGCATGTTAGGTTCACTCATCTCGTCGCTTCCTCGTCAGTAAGTTAGGTTCAGTTAATTACTACGTATATGTTATGTAACTAAAATCGGAATGTAAACCCCTATTCTTTATTATTACCTGACTTTTTCCTGACTACCTCTACGGTATGTTGAGTCTCTATCCAGCATCTTGCTCCGCAATTTAGAGGCTTCTCTGGGGAGTAGACCACCTTAGCTAATTCCTTGCCTTCCTCGTCCAGAATGATTGCTTCGTGACAATACCTGTTCTTCTGATAGTCCTTCACGGTCAGGACAGGTTCGAAAGTGGCATTCTTCTGGTTACTTCTGATAGTGTGTTGGTTGACATGGATTACTGTTTTCATGACTCGACTCCCTTTCTATTGTTCCAGTGAAGTTGTGCTAGAAATGTATTGAGACCCACTGGCCCATCTGCTTCACAGTTCATGCAGTTGTACCAGCAGAGAGTGTCTGACTCTAAGAGTTGTGGATTCTCTGTTCCGCAGAATGGACAAGGCTTGGGATGTTCCCAAAGGTCTTCAGGAATATTCTGCTCAAACTTGTTCCATGCGTCGATCACTTCATCCTTGGTTGGAGCCATGCACGCAGTGTTACATTCAATACAACGTACTCCGTACCCATCCATGGAATCACATTTCCAGAGAACAGGTTTTCCACCACACATAACGCAATCATTAAGTTCTGGGTCTATTGGGGCTATCATGTTTAATAACTCCTGTAGCTGTTGTAATAAAAAGCAGGAGACCAAGGAGTTGGTCGGTAGTAATAGTAAAACCACTGAACAGAGATTGGTTGTGGCTGGTTCTTGGGACGACTCCGTCTAATCTCTTCCCGTCTGGCTTTCTCATCTGCCAATCTCTGTTGGTAGCGATGCCAGTCAGGATTATGTCGATGGTCAGAGATACCTGCCATCGTATGTCTCGTATGGGATGATACGTATTTATACTTTGGTAAGACCTCCACCTTTTCCCCGTTCCAGAAATAGGTTCGCTTATCGTACATAGATCCGTCTGGGGCAGTCTTTATGTGTTTGTGCGTTGTAACCTGAGCTTGCGCTGCTGTTGATATTAATAGGATTAAAAGTACAGTTCTCATATGTCCAGTTCCTTACCATCGCTCCACTTAGTAGTAATCTTCTTTACGTCGACAGGAGTTTCAACTCCGAGTTCTGAGCCAGCTTCCTCCATCAACTGTTTCATCTTGTCTGGAATATCTGACTTACCACGACCTTTGGCTTCCACGACAATCTCATCGTGAATGGTCATGATCAGATGATTGGCATGGTCTTCAGGATGCTCATCGTTACTTCCTAGTTCCTCTGCCAGTTTGATCATGGCAAGGTTTAGGATGTCTCCAGCACTTCCCTGAATCGTATAGTTCGTTCCGATATATGGCTTCTCAGGAGGAACGATCAATCGGTATCCTCCGATTGTCTTTACGAATCCTTTTTGGTTTACCTGCTTGGTGGTTGCTGACATAAATTGAGAGATCCCGGGATAGGCTTCTTTGAAGACTTTGTCGAATCCCTTCTTCCCAGTCATTAACTCCAACTTGGCTTTGCCTGCTCCATAGATTAATCCGTAGTTAACTCCCTTGGCTGCTTTTCGACTGATACCGCACAAGTCTGCGGTAAGGCTGTGGATGTCCTCGTCACGCTCGAAAGCATCGATGAGTTTCTGTTCCTGCGCCAGCACAGCCAGAATGCGCAACTCAAGCTGAGAATAATCAGCAGCGTACCAGCAATAACCAGCGGGAGGCCCAAAGACATCACGTAAGCAGTAATCGTTGACCTCGTTTCCAAAGGCATCTTTACCGCCTGACCCAATGTTTTGACCGTTGGGGTTTGAGGATGACCATCGAGTTGTTCGGGTTCCTGTTTGGTTGAAGGAAGGATGGAGGACATGACGTTTGCCTTCTTTCCTCATGAGATTCTGATAACTCGTTAGGTACTGCGAACAGGTTTGAGATTTCTTATAGGTTAGAAGCGATCCCAAAAACTTATGTGCAGGGGAGTTCTTTTTAACATGGGACTCATGAAGAGTTCTAAGTGTATCTGCGGAAGTGCTGATACCCGTAGAAGTGTACGAGATTGGTGGACAACCAAGCCCCCTTCTCTGGGAGACATTAGATGCTTCGGGATTTCCGTACAATACGCTTTGAAGTTGTTTGGAGGATCTGACATTTAACTCGTCATCAACCAACTTTCTCTTCACTGCTATCTCGTAGCAATTAACTTCTTCTTCAATTGCTCGGTCGCTGTATCTGTCAATTTCTGACTGAAGGGTTCTTGGTTTGAGAGTAACTCCACGAGATTCCATACGGTAGCTGATGGGGATAAGTGACTTGCGGATCTGGTACTGATTGTCCAACTTATCTCTTTTGATTACCTGTTCATACATTTTCCAGAGAAGCATGGTTCTCACAGCATCTTGAACTGCATAGGTTTCTAATACGTTTGATTCTGTATTAACTGCTTTGGGCAACCAGTAATCACAATGAACGGAACTTACATTGGCTAGGGTAGATCCGACTTTCCAGTCACGAGCCTTAGCAACTCTTCTGGCAGAGCGAACTTCTTCGAGGAGCTCTTCTTCGTCGAGGTCGAGAATCCCAATGTACTCTTCAGCAAGATACTTCAAGCCATGTGGTTCACTACTATCGCATACGTGAGAAGCTAACAACGTATCCTCGAAACCTTCGAGAGTAGCTTCTGCTTTATGATCTTCGAGAGGACTGGAATTCCACTTGCCTGTCATGTACGGGGAGATGTTCTTAAACTCTAAGTTGATTCCAATGTTTCGTAATGCCCGCACATCAAATTTAATGTTGTGAAAGATTAGAGTGGAACCATCAATGTAATCACACAGGTCTTCAATATCGTCCTGATAGATGATGGGCTGACGAGTTGTAGGATCTACTTCCCATTCCCAGAAATTGGTAATCCCTTTCTCGTCGCAGGTGGAAACTGCAAAAGGTTTGGCTCCGTGGAATAAATCTATTCCAGTGGTTTCGGTATCGAGAGCGATTAACATAAGTGATCTTCTCCAACATACATTCCGTAATCATTAACAGAATTGCTTGGTTGGACTCCTTTCTTGAACTTTAACTGCATCTCCTTGAAGGGTCGATAATCTACTTGGTGATGCCAACGATTAAATTTCCAGACAACTTTAACGAGATCGGGATGTTGCTGTTCTAAAGACTCCGCAAACTTCCGTCTCTGATCGTTGTCCGTATATACGTGATCTGTATTACCGCCTTTCATACGAGAGGTGGTTACTTTGTCTGCTAGAAATGTATTGAAGAGAATTGTGCAGAGTCCTGATTTTAAGATACGTAATGAAAGATCTGTATCCTCGTTGTATTTCCCTCTCCAGCAAAAATCTAAATCATTTCTGAGAAGAATGCATGAATAGATTCTAGTGTTTAAAGTGTATGGAGGAATCTTATCAGTGACTTTGCAAAAGCTGTGGTAGTTAAATCCTGCCTGCCCTACGTTCTCGTAGCGAAGTGTGAAATCTTCCGCTGCTTTGAAGATGGCAGGAGTCCTAACTTTGATCTTGGTATTTCGGACGAGGTGATCGAAATCCTGAATGTTATCATCCAGAATCCAGTGCCACTTCTCTCCTTGTTTCTTTGAATAATTCCAAACCCAATTTCTTGCTGGGATAGAACCTTTGCCAAGATCACTGAAGGTGAGTACTAAAAGGTTCTCTTCCCCAATGGAGTCTGCATATGCTCTATAATCGATAGGCTCGATCACTACTTTGTGAGGTACGCCCATCTTTGTGAGAGCTCTACTGGTAATGCATGTGGGTCTGGACTTTGAGATGATGTAGAAAGGGAACTGAGGTAGATGGTCTTCCTTTGAGAACCAAGCCTTACCTCTACAGTGAGTTCCTCGTTCTAGTTTGGGATACCAAATACTCTTTGTCTTCGGAGTGATCTTTTGCTCAGAGATCATTGCAAATAATTCTCGGACATCGGAATCATTCTTTAACCACACAGTTAGTAACTTGTGAGGTTCTTTCTTCTCCTGCACATAATCTGGCATTTCCAACCAATGATTTTTCCACTCTGCCTTGTTAGGTGGTTTGGTTTTCTTTTCTTTCGCTAGTACTTTATTACGAGTTCTAGGAATTGCAATTTCCTTTAACGGGGATACATCATATCCCAAGCGTTCTGAAAACTTTTGTACGTTTTCCTGTGAATCGAATCTTAGAAAGATTTTCTGCATGACTGGTTCGGTCTTTATAAAAAGGTTGGGTAGGCTCCAGCGGAACATAAGTCACAGGGAACCTACCCAACACAAGGGCTACACGGGTAACATCGTGCCTTAGAACGGGCTTTCTTGGGTATCCCATTGCAGGTCAGCCCAAGCAACATCTTCAAAAGTCTTATCACCATTAGTAATGGTTGCAGTTTCCTGACTTTTATTCACTTTGACGATGTCGAACGAAGCAAACTTACGAGCCCGTGGAGGTTTGTAGGAGACTGCGTCACCTTTAGCAGGAGTCCAGTCTTCTGCGTCCTGCGGAAGTTCTTCGTCGTCTAGTCGTCGATTGACGTAGACGTTGGTAAAGGTTCGATCACCAGAGATCGTGTTCTTAACAGCAATCTGAAGGACTGGGCCTTCTTCGACTAAATCTTCAACCAAAGACTCGATGTCTTCAGGTTCAAAAGTATCGAAGTCTTCATCAGGCTCCATACGTTTCAGGTCGGTGAACAGACTTGACAGTGCCTGTTCATAAGTTCGATTACCACGTTCAGCAATCGAGTGGAATTTGCTGACAGTGCAACCAGTGAATTCGCCACGACCGATTTCAAAATCGAAGGCAGCATACGGATTGCCATTCTTATCTTGTCCGGTCAGACGGGCAACATAAGTACCATCGTCAACTTCGTCACGTTCAAAGTTACCACCACCACCAGCACTTACGCTTCGAGAGGCTTCCCATGAATCACCATTAACAGCCTTTTTAATTGCGGAGGCAAATCCGCTTGCCTTTGTAGTTCTAGGCATAACTAATCTCCTTAGGTAAGGAACGGTTAAAGAAACTCGGTTTACAAATATGACTGTTAGTCATTATTGTGTCAAGACTATTTTTTTCTTTTTTCTCTGGGAGAAAGAACTTCGTCATTTGACAGCTTGTTATCAAATGCTGCCAGCAGGTTCTTGTAAGCAGACTCGTGAGAATCCCCAGTGCTGAATTGCTCCAAGAGCTCTCCAGACTTCGTAAGGAATTTGTCGGAGACTCCGCAGGCACTCCATAGGTTCTCATTACCTCGGAGCGTAATGGCTCGGTCAGTACCTGAGTAACCGTAGTAGAGAGCGAAGTCAGCAACAGCCTTAATGTATTTCCACGCAGCAGGGGAGCAGGTCGGAACCCACTGTTCCATACCATCCTTGGCTTCCTGAACTCTAAGGTGGGCGTGACTTATGAAGACCAGTCCCATGTCTGCGTAGAGTAGTTTGTTCATCGTGGACTCGAAATCGTCTTTGATGCGATGCCATGTTGCACCGAAGTCATTAGCATCCGATGGATGGTTCAAACCCTTCTGGAAGCAATGATGATTTAGGCAGGAGTCGTATGCCCTGTCGACGGTATCGACCACAATCGTATCCACTGTGCCATCCTCCAAGACTGCTTTGACGTATTCTTGGAAGTACTGCCATGGTGTGAGATCAGGGTTACTTCGATTCATGTCCTTCAGAGACATGGGTTCGATGTTCACCTGACGGATTTTGAGATTCCGTCTTTTAGGCTCCAACATTAACACCAGAGAATTGTCGAATTGAGATGCCAGTGAGGTTTTCCCAACTCCCTTCTCCCCGTAAAGACAAATGCAGTAGTCTTTCAGATTAGCTGGAGGTTCATTGATCTCTGTCGGAATAGAAACTCGAATATCTGGAGTTGCTGCTCGTCTAGGCTTACTTACTTTTCTCGTTCGTGCCATTATCATTCTCCTTATGGCTCGGGTTGGTTCGCTGGTACAGACCATCTGTACTTCCACGAGTAATCATGTCGAAGTATCGGGAACGTCCGTACCTCGTAAACAAAGCGGTAGGGTTCGCATAGTGCAATGAAGATTCCCACGGTTCAAATGGGTTCTCTTTTATCGATTGCCACCACAGGTAAACTTGATCAAGAATTGGATCTAAGGATCGAGTTACCCATTTATCTATATCATCTTGAGTTAAGTCAACCTTCCACCGCATAAAGTAGTGCTCAGGTCGTTTAACCACATCATCTTGTACCCGTTGAATAAACTCTTCATGGTTTTCGGTTTTCTTTTGGCGTAGTTGCGGACGACGAATGACGTTGTACAAGATCCCTGCTACAGGTTTCTTTAGATGAGTTTGGAGAGCATGGACGTAAAGCATACTTTGAAGATCGAAGGGAAGTGCTGCTAAGAGACCTAACTCATCGATAACACTCTTGGTCTTATTCTCCATCAGCCAAATACCATTGTCGCTAGACTGATAGACTGCATCCCATCTTCCTCTGAGAGGGACTTCGTGACCGTTCTTGGTTCTGTGAGGGACGTTGAAAGATTCTTCCTGAAAGAGGTAACGGAAGTCTTTGTCAAAGTTTTGCCAGTACTTCCAGTACTCTTTAAAGACAACGTCAGCCATGTCGATAATCTGAAGCAACTTGCCTCGTTCGTGATACTCGATCTTGGGAGCCTTGCGTTCGTAGTATGGTTTGAGAACTCTGCGATAGGCAGTCTTATAAGATCGTCCCTTTGCTACCCATTCAAGGCAGTCGTGAAATGAGAGACCGAAGTCGAGAGGAACTGAGAGTCCCTTGGACGACCAACCTTCGACGTAAGACAGGCGGGCTTGTTCCCTGTCCATCAACCACTCATCCAGAAAGGAATAAGTGATTCCGTCTTTCTCAATATCTCTAAAAGGTTTTTGTGAATGTTTCTTGGCGAAAGCATTCTTCTTCTTATTCACCTTCTTCCGAATGGCTGCTCGTTTCTTCGCCATGGGCTACTCCTTTTTGTGGTCTAAAGAGTTGGGTTAATTCCAACCCTTCGAGGGCTTGGGCTTCGGTCGGAAATCGATGGACAACTACTTTCATGGGGCTGATTAATTCGTAGTAGCAATCCATTGTGTTGTATCTTACATGCCATCGTTTATCCGTATTCATCTTTGTTCACTTTCATTAAAAAGGTCACGAGATTTTTTAGTTCCTTCGAGTAGAGGGAAGTATTCTCGCCACCCCGTCTGAGGATCTGTACCGGATGAAGTAGATGCAAAGTCTCGTATGATTCTTTATATCGTTCCAGAGCTCCGGTTGAGTAGCCTTGTGCGCTAGTGCCTAGCAGTACAATACCCTTCGGGCGTGCCATCTGAACGACTTCATACAGTCGATCTTCACAACTACTCACCTCATGTTTGGACGGAGGTCTAAGTTCTCCTACTTCTCCTTTAGGGAGACATGCGACGACATGTGTCATTGCGTAGGAAAACGTCTGACCACTATCTACTATCATTTTATCTAAAAGTCTACCCGCAGGCCCGACAAAGGGTTCTTTGACAATATCCTCAATCTCGTCTGGGGCTTCTCCAACGAAAAGAATGTCGCAGGGCAACTCTCCTCTGAGGAGAACTCGACTCATGGAAGACTTGTGTAGTGGACAGCGTTCACAACCTCTCCACTTCTTTACATGGTCGTTCCATGCGAGTTTGTATATTTTACTTTTTAAGGTCACTCCCATCGTCTGTTCCTATTCTTATCTGGCGACAGTATTCTGCGATCAGAAGTGCGTCCGCAATTGCGTGCGTTATTTTCAGGTGAGGAAACAGTTGTTGGGCTTTTGCTTTGGTAACATTTTTGTCACCACCTGTTTTGCACTTCATGTGCGTCATCCATTTTAGGGGTCGGACTTCATCAAAGGGAATGTTATTTGCCAACAGCAAACCCCTGAGAGTTCCGTAGGATCTCCCGAAAGAGAAAGCACTACGGACTCCCATCTGGGGGGAGCTATGGACTTGCTCGATAAGAGCAAATCTCACTGTACCAGCAAGTGATGAAATCAGATCCCTGAGATCGCCCTCCGTGGCTGGGATCTTAAATGCTTCAGAGTCCTCGTCATTGACGATGGCAACTCCTCCGCTCTTTCCGGGATCGAGTCCCATGAACCAAATCTTATCCACGATACTTCTCTATGTATGCGTTTGTAGATTCTTTGTCCAAGACTCGTTTTCCCGTTCGGGTATCCACCGATTCTCCATCTGAGTTGTAGCGGAAGGAAATGTACTCAGGGGGAGTTCCCTTGGGTTTACTCATTCTTCCTTTGTTGTATAGATGGCGGTAGTAGTTGACAGATTGACGACCTGAATCGAGATTCTCTAATAGAGTCTTCTCATGCGGGAACTCAGCACGTACCTGACGTTCGAGTTCTGCGTTGGTCATCTTCTTACTCTTGGGTAGGAGCTCGTTGCCTTCAAACAGAGTTGCCCAGAATGCCATGATTCCGAGTCCTGTCTTTTTGCCATGAGTCCTGTACCAAGTTTTTCTAACAGGGTCTGGGGTGTTACGAATGTCCAAAATCTTGTCGAGATTTGAGGAAGAAACCTTTGCTGCCTTAGCTTTGGCAATCGACTTCTCTCTTGCTCGATCTTTACTAGTGCTTGGCATCAGCTACTCATCCTTTCTTTAATAAATTTCTCTGCGAGTTCCTGAGTATAAAGACCTCGTCTTACTTTACTAATAATTGCACCGTAGCCCGCTACGATTTCTGGTGATACTTTTAGCTTCTTAGCTAGTGCATTCACAATATCTGAAGACTCGTTTTGCACTTCTTCGATAGCATTGTCATCGACATTCTCCAAAGGAGAATCCACGACAACCTTACGAATACTTTTCTTAGCCATAACTTTCTCCTGACTATGAGGAATACTAACCACACCAAGTGTAGGGGCTTTTATCTGACTGGTCAATGGTAAAAAATACTTACTATTTTTATTACCAAAGCTATTGACTGTAATAAATCAGGTCGATAATATATCTATTAGTAATTAATTAAATTCTGAATTTTGTGACCTATAGTTAAGGAGCCCTAACTCATGTCACTTACCGAAACTAAAGTTGTTGGAAGTCCTGAACAAGAAGCATTTTGGAAAGCACTCGTAGATGGTGAGTCTCACCTAATCCTTGAAGCCCGTGCTGGTTCAGGAAAAACCTTCTCGTGTATCGAAGGGTCTAAACGATACATGGAGAAGCATGACGGTCGTGTCATCATGGTTGCTTATAACAAGTCCATAGCCTCGGAACTGGAAGCTAAGGTTCCTGAAGGTGTGGAAGCATGCACCATGCACTCTCTTGGGTTTAAAGCAATCCGTGACGCTGTTGGTAAAGTTAAGGTTGATGGTTGGAAGACCGCCAATCTTCTGGAAGATATGTATGGAAGTCGTGAAGCTGTTGAGAACGTAAGTCCTACCTTCGCCAGCAACATGAAGAAGGTTGTATCGCTGGCGAAGAACACTATGCTTCCTCTCGACTTTTCTGATGCTGATTTCAACGATCTGGTAATCCATTACAATCTTCAACTTAACGGAGACGAATCAGTTATTCGTGACATGCTGATGGCAGTGTTGGTTGCTTCCAGAAATCAGGTTGATGTCATCGACTTTGATGACATGATTTGGTTGCCTTTGGTTAAAGAATGGGATCTTCCCCAGTACGACCTGATGTTTGTCGACGAGGCTCAAGACCTCAATAAGAGTCGTCAACTTCTGGCGATGGCTGCTGCCAGTCGTCTGGTTCTCGTTGGTGATCCTAAGCAAGCTATCTACGGATTTACCGGAGCAGATGCATACTCGATGACGAACATGGAAAACATCCTCCATGCTTACGATATCGGTTGTGAAGTTCTTCCTCTGACTGTTAGTCGTCGATGCCCTAAGAGCCATGTCGCTAAGGCTCAGGAAATCGTATCGGACATCCAAGCTATGGATGATGCACCGGAAGGTACTATCAATAGTGTTAACGCCTCTGACCTTCCAGAAGTTCTCTCTGGGGGAGAACTGGTTCTCTGTCGAATGAATGCTCCGCTGATGAAGGTTGCATACCAACTCATCCAGAATGATACCCCTGTCGCAATTCAAGGTCGTGACATCGGTACGGGTCTGGCTAATCTTTGTAAGAAGATTGCAAAGAAAAAGATGTCGATGGATATCATTCAATTTCTTGATGCTATGGAACTCTACACGATGAAAGAAGTTGAAAGACTTGATCGTCGTGCCTTGGTTCGTCGTGTTAGTCAGTCACAATACGAAATGCTTCATGACCGTCTGTCCTGTATCACAATCATTTCTCAAGGTCTGAGCACTGTTGGTGATCTGGTAGACCGCTTGAAGGCACTCTTTACCGATACGGACAAGTCCAAGAAGAATCGTAAGGTTCTCCTGTCCTCGGTACATCGTGCCAAAGGTCTGGAAGCAGACAAGGTATTCATCCTTGAACCTCAGATGATGCCACACCCCATGGCTGAGTTGGAGTGGGAACAAGATCAAGAGATGAACATCAAGTATGTTGCGTTGACTCGCAGTTTAGATACACTCACATTTGTAATTACAGAGTAGGAGGAGAGACAATGGCTTGGCGAGAATATAAACGAAAGCAAATGGATAAAGACCTCGACATCCTGTTCAATAGTCTGGACAGGGTTTGTCGAAGGCTCGACATGGATCTGAGTACGATTGATATCGATGACCTGAGTGACGAAGAGATTCTGAACTACTATTCGATCTACAACCAAAAGAAACGCATTCACAGGCTTGCTACGGGAATGCTTAGAGAGATTGCTGAGTTTGATAATCCTGAAGCATTTCAACAAAAGAAGGATAGTGAAAATGACTAGATCATACAGAGTTGTTAAAGCAGACAAGGAGTTCATTGAAAAGAACAAGAACTTCTGTGAGACTTACTTTGGTGCCAGTGATATGGAGGAAGGTAAGTGGGAAATCGTCTCTGAGA